TCAGAATTGATATTGCAGTTAAAGTACAAGGCATTGTCTATGATAATGCTAAGTATGTAGATATCGGACAAGTTATCTATAAGATAGAAAGAACCTATCAAACCGGACAGTTTATTGAACTCTATTTAAAAAGAACACCCATCAAGTTAGGTGATATCATTGATTACACTTGATGATTTAGGACAAGCTATTGAAGATGAAATAGAAAGTTATGTAGAAGGGTTAATTCCCAAGTTAGAAAAAAGGCTTAATGATACTGCTGAAGATATCTTAAACTACATGAAACGTAATGCGCCAAGAAGTGGCTATAAAAATGCATTTGCGGATTCATTTGTCGCAACTTCACAAGGCACAGGTATGAATCAATCCATATCTATTTATTCTGAAGGTAAAGGTGGATTAACTCATTTACTTGAGTTTGGATATACACACCGAAGTGGAAAGTATGTCGGACCACGACCTTTTATGAGGCCAGCTTATGATATGTTTACACCAAAGATGTTAGAAGACATCAAAGAAATCATTTCTAAAGGAAACTGATATGAAAGAAATTTTAGAATCACTTTTTACTACATTAAGTTCTGTTTTACTAGGACAAGTGTCTTATGGAAAAAAAGAAAGTATAGATAAAAGTGATGATTATATCATTTATCAAGAAGTATCAAATAAGGGATTGATGTATGCAGATGATAAAGTGACCATGCGCATACTAACGATTCAACTGAATCTAATAACAAAGCAAAAGAACCTCGAGTTAGAAGAAAAGCTCGAGGTATCTTTATATTATGGTGGTTATGAGTTTCAAATGATCACAGAATATCAAAATGAAGACGGTTCAATAAACCGTGTATATGAAATCAAATTGGAGGTTTTATAACAATGAGTAATAAAGTAACATTTGGTTTAACCAATGTGCACTATGCACTAGCAACACAAACAGAAGATGGTAGTTGGACCTTTGGCCTACCTAAACGTTTAGAAGGGGCACAAGAGATTAGTACTGAGGTCATTGGTAGTAGTGCACAAGTCTATGCAGATGATAAAGTGATTAAGACACTTGTCTCTAATTCAGGGTCTAATGTGACATTAAAATTTACTGAAATTGATGAAGCATTTAAAAAAGATATCTTTGGCTTCTTAGAAGATACCAATGGGAACTTAATAGAAATTGTGAATGCAGAAACAAAGACATTCGCATTAGGCTATGAAATTCAAGGTGACTTGAAAGCTAGACGTATATGGTATTTCTTATGTACAGCCTCCCCTTCGGGAGACTCAAGTAAAACAAAATCAGATTCTATTGAAGCAAACTCAATAGAACTTAACATTACAGCAAGACCCATTGAAGCAGGAAACAATCTTATCTTAAGAGCAATCGCAGGCGCAACAGATACAAATTACGCAACATTTCTAACCACTGCACCTACGCTTCCGACATTCTTATAAGGAGTAGCACATGGAAAAAACACTTAATCTTGGTGATAAAGACTATCGCCTGCATTCATCACTATTTACGATTATTGACTATCGTAATGTATTTTCAACTGAATTATTTAGTGATATCAAAAAACTAGAAAAGACTGGTAAAAAAGAAGAAGATTTATCCACAGTCATTGATACGATCTTTAGGATCATCTATGTACTTCATCGACCTTTTAGCAAACAATCATATAATGACTTTTTAATGTCACTAGATTTTGGGTTGTTAAGTAACCAGGATGAATTACAAAATCTAACGAATACGATAGGTGAAATGCTCGGGACATTTCAGAAAAGCACACCTACACCCAGCAAATCAAAGTAGCACTGAAGAAAAAGACATCACAGCAAACATCATATTTAATCTTGCACATCTAAGATTATCAATTGAAGATACCAAGTCATTTGACCTAGATACATACTTTTCAATTGTAGAACTTGAAAAGAATGTCATTACTGGTAACAAAACAAGTAAAAGAGCAACACAAAATGACATTGATAACTTTTTAATATAATAATCATATATTTTGCTGATTATTTTTGATATAATCTTTATATTAGAAAATCTGGAGAAATCGATATGAATTTAAAAGAAAAAGGAGCAAAATTAAAAATTGACATACCTGCAATATTCATTGCTCTGAAACATAAAGAAACTCCTTTTGCCGCAAAATTTTTTGCTGCTATTACAATTGTCTATGCTTTATCACCAATTGATCTTATACCGGATTTTATTCCCGTGTTAGGTTATTTAGATGATTTAATCATATTACCCATTTTTATAACTCTCACAATTAAAGCAATACCTCAAGAGCAGTTTGCACTGTATCGAAGAGAGGCGGAAGGAATGTGGATGAATGGAAAGCCAAAAAAGTGGTACTACGCAATTCCATTTGCTATTATTTGGTTTGTGATTATTGTTCTCATACTCAAAACAATTTTGTAATATCTCATTAGAATCTTAACACATCAAATCTGATGTGTTTTTTTATGCATTGGAGGTGGAAACATCGCAGAAACAGTAAAAGGACTTAATATTAAACTTAGCCTTGATGGTCGAGATTTAGAAAACGAGCTTAAAGACATTAAAAAGGATCTCAAAGAACAAAATAAAGATTTAAAAGCCATTAATGCTAATTTAAGATATGATAGTTCAAATCTTGATTTATGGAAATCAAAACAAGATAAATTAAATAGCATTTTACAAACAACTAAGAAAAGACTAGATACACAAAACCTAGAACTTGAAAAAGCCAAAAAGGCAGTTCAGATTGGTGACATGAGTCAAGATGAGTTTAATAAGCTCAAACGGAATGTCCAATACACAGAAGCTGAACTTGCAAAACTGAATGGCCAATTAAGTAATACAAACAATAAAATCAAAGAATTAAGTAATGTCAAGTTTGATAAGATTGGTAAACTTGGTTCAACACTGACAAAATCTGTAACGGTTCCTATCTTAGGAGCCGTTTCTGCTTTAACAGCCTTTTCGATTAAGACTGCTTATACAGCTGACGAGATTGGTGATACTGCAGAAAAGATTGGACTCTCTGCTGAAGCATTTCAAGAATGGAATCATACTGCGACTATTTTAGGTGTTTCAACAGAAAGAATGGAACGCGCCTTTGTTAAGGTTAATGGTATCTTAGGTGATATCGCAACTGGTAATGGTGATAAGTTTGCGGATAGCCTAGCTTTAATTGGACTGACAGTTGATGACTTAAAAGGTAAAAACACCGATGAAGCTTTCTTACTGATTAGAGATGCTTTAAGTAAAGTGGAAGATGAAACCATCAGAGTTGGTGTGGCCAATGATCTATTAAGTGAAAGAGTCGCAGCTGACATTATTCCTGTTTTATCTAAAGAAGCAGAAGTTATTGATGGTTTAAGACAAGAAGCACGAGAACTTGGTATTGTGACTAATGAACAAGCTGCACAAGCGGGTGAGTTTACGGATGCCCTAGATAGAACCAAACAAGCCTTAGCAAGTCTAGCAGTTGATATCGCAAGTACACTTATGCCTGTGATTCAAAACTTAATCATCAAAGTTAGAGATGAAATGATACCTGTCGTTAAAGACTGGATTACAAAATGGAATAGCCTAGATTCAGATACAAAGAAAATGATCGTAACCCTTATAGGTGTAGTTGCGGCTATTGGTCCAGTACTTGCGATTGTCGGTAAGGTTGGACCGCTTTTAAATATTGTGGCCATGACGCTTAAAGGTGTGGGCTCTGCTGGTCTTTTTGCAGGGGCAGGTATAAACTTTGCAACGCTTGGTATAGGCGCGTTAATCGCCATTTTAGCACTTGCTTTATTTCAAAGTGAAGAGTTTAGAGCTTTACTTGATAGACTGATGGAAACATTTATGTTGTTGCTTCCTCCAATCATGATGATCGTTGATGCACTCCTTACTGCTTTACAACCTATCCTTGATGTGATTATTGATTTAGTTGTCATGCTTGTCGATCTATTAGTGCCTATCTTAGATGTCTTGTTAATGCCACTTATTATGCAAGTAACGATGTTTGCTGAAATACTTGAAGCACTGGCACCTTTGATTACGACTTTAGGTCAAGTTTTACAAGCGATATTGGTTCCTGCTATTAAGATCTTAAAGACAGTCTTAGATCCTATCTTGAAAGTCGTTCAAAAAATTATCGAATTTATTCAGAAAATCTTTGAATGGATTGGAGAGCTACCTAAAAAGATAGGCGACTTTGGTGGTAAGGTAAAAAATGTCTTTGGGAGTGTTACAGAAGGGATAAGTAATATTGCAACCAACGTCACAGAAGGCATTAGTGATTTTGCAGGTAAAGCTGCAGATAAAGTTGGAGGATTCTTTGGTAAGGTTGGTGGTTTCTTTAGTGACACATTTAATCTAAAAGGGTCTAGCCAGACACTTAACACCACAAATTCATCAACAAGTACTGCGAACACCAACCATATTACAATCAATACAACCTCACCAACCTTTGATATTGATTCTATCAATCAAGCATTAGGAGGTAGTGTCATTTGATCAGAGCATTTTATTTAGAAAACGAATATGGTGAACTGTACTATTTCAACCATAAAAATCAAACGATTATAACCCAAGCCAGTGGTCTTGGGTTTTCTTTAGATATAAAGTATTTAGAATACAATAAATATTTCGCAAAAACTGAAAGCAATCTACCTTTAACAGATATTACTGAAACACTGATATTTTTAAAAGGCTATCAAGGTTATAAAGACTTTGTGGATTACTTATCACGTTCCAAAGATGCTTTAAAGATGCATTATGAAACACCTGCCTTTAAAGCGTATTGTTATGTCGATGTTTTAAGTTTATCAAAAGGAGAATTAGTCGCTTCAACCATTCAAAGTCAAATAGTCTTTAAAAAAGTATCGATGTGGTACAAAGAAAAAA